AGGCGGTCCTAAAAAGTATGCTGTATATGTCAAAAGTAAAGCTGGTAAAGTTAAAAAAGTCACATTTGGCGATCCAAATATGAGAAGTAGAGCTGGTAACAAGGCTCGTCGTAAGAGTTTTGCAGCTAGACATAGATGTAGTCAAAAGAAAGATCGTACAACGGCTGGATATTGGAGTTGTCGTAGTCATCGTATCAAGAGTTTGGGAACCAAAGGTAAGGGTAGATACTGGTAATTTCATGAATAGCCACGTTGAAAAGGGATGTTTGATGGCAATGGTGGGACCAACGTATGGTCCACATATTGTTCGTATTGGTAAAACTGCAATACCTCCGGAGATATTGTATACAAAATATAGTGGACCTCAAGGTAAGTATTATATCAATTTATGATTAAACTTAAAGATATATTGAAGGAAATTAACGATGAATTCGAAGATGAATTTGATGTATCTTCATTGAATAGTGTCAAAGATATAACTGATATTGTGAAGGATGCCATGGTTAAAGTTGCTCAAGAACAATATGATGATTGGAAGCAAGATCATAACGGTCAAGATGTTGAATTGGGCAGTGGTGGTATATGTCATTTAATTGCTGAGGATTTGATCAATGTATTGTACCGTCACAAGATTGAGAATGTACAGAGTGTTTGTAGTAATTATGAACAACACGTATATGTTGTTGGTCAGTTCAAAGAAGGCATCTATGAGATAGACATACCATACGATGTATACGAAACTGGAGCGGGATATACTTGGAAGAAAATACCCGATGTACAATTTAGTCGTAATGATATTGTAATCCGTCGTTTAAGTAGTGATCCAAGTGAGTATAGTAATTATGTTGACTCCGTATAAAGAGACATCGTTGGGTGACAATCAGTATATTCGTGAGTTTTCATCTGATGTTGATGATCGTGAATTGGAATGGCACTTGGACCGTGAAGATCGTATTGTTGAGGTTATAGAAAACAATGATTGGAAATTTCAATTAGATAATAATTTACCACAATTGCTAAAAGAAACAATATTTATACCAAAAGAAACATATCACCGTGTAATAAAAGGCACTGGTAATTTAAAAGTAAGAATAACAAAACATATATGAAATTAATCGATTTGCTAATTGAAGCTAAAATGTACGAAGGAATGGGTCTACCTGCTGACAGTATTATCCCACTAGATCAATTTATTAAATCTGAACTAGATGAAGCTGATATGATGGGTGCTACAACAAGTATTTTATCGCCGGATGAATTGCAAAAATATCTTCAAAGAACAACATCAGGAAAAAAACAAAAATTAGATAAATATAAAATGCCGTATGTACATAGTGGCAACATACAAATTAAAGACGAAAGTAATAAAACATTTGATTTAGATAAATTAAAGGCAGCAATTACAGCTCGACCTGAAAAGATCTTAAAACAAAATGAAAAGATTACACATAGTGGTGGCGGAAGTACTGTTTACTTCAATATTGGTTTACCAGCATTAAAGGGTTTAGCTGTTAATGAAAAAACAGGTGACTTTGTAATAGTAGATACTTGTCCAGGCGCAGGTGCTTGTAAGGTGTATTGTTATGCTAAAAAAGGTGGGTACGTACAATGGAAGGCCAGTTCACTATCTCAAACAAAACAATTAAATTTTCTATTAAATGATCCATCAGGATATAAAGCTAAGTTAGAAAGTGAAATACGAGATGAACAATCAAAGTATAAAGTCAAGAATTTGTCAATCGAGAAAAAACGTCGTAAAGAACTGTCAAAAGTATTTAAAAAAGATACAGTTGATGATATTTTAAAAGGTAAATTAGATCGTGGAGAAATTGATACGATTATAAGAAACAGAAGTTTACTTAATTTACCACCACTAGATTTAAGTCCACTATCTATTACAGACACAAAATTAGTGATTCGATGGCACGATGCTGGTGATTTTTTTAGTGATGACTATTTGGATTTGGCATATAGTGTTGCTAAAGATTTTCCTGATGTAGATTTTTATGCTTACACAAAAATGGCGTCTGTGTCTAAAGGTAGTAAACCAAGTAATTTTAAGATGAATTTTAGTGCTGGTGCTGATCCTAGTCAAGAAAAACAAATAAATCTACATACAACTAAACATAGCACCGTTGTACCTAAACCGATGTTTGCTGATTTGGTTGATAGAGTAGAAATACTAGATCCAACATTTAAATTTAATCCAAAAAAACCAAATAAAAAAGCTAAATTAATTAAAAAGTTGGTTTATAAATCGCCAGATGCTATTAAAATTTTAAAGAAAAAATTATCATTAAAGTATAATGTTCCTGAAGACAGTGTTATTACCTACGATGAAATGATGAAAATTCCTGTGTCCGCAACACCACAGTGGAATGTTATAGTTAAACCAGGTGATGGTGATGACAGTGCAAATAGATCAGATGTAGTAGGAACTTGGTTACTAATTCACTAATTATATTGTATTATCTCATCTCAGAGATATTTATAATTAATGAGTGCAAATCTAGATGCTGACAGAGTAAGATGGCCAGGAAGTGGTAGTACTGTAAATATTAATACTGTACCGTTTGGCTATTATTTAAGTGAAAGTTGCAATACTGGGTCAGGAGGTGAAACCACATTTGAAAACGATTGTAGTAGCAGCGCAATGTGGGCAGCTAAACGTCTCGGTTATCCAATAGTTGACATTGAAATGATTGATGTCAATTTTTATGCTTGTTTTGAAGAAGCAACGTTGGAATATAATCGTGTAATAAACGAATTCAACATTGTTAATAATATGGTCAATGTTCAAGGATTGCCACAAAGTCAATATAAAAATTTAACAGGATTAGGAGTAAAAGGAAGTGGTTTGCCATTTGTTATTCAATTAAGTAAACAATATGGAGCAGAAGCGCTTGTTGGTGGTGAAGTTGAAGTTAAGAGAAATTATATCACTATAAGTGGAAGTGTAAATCCAGCGAGTACTTATCAGGTTTATGATTTAAATCAACTGATAGGAGACGACATTGAACATTTAACGGGATCTAGAATCGAAGTGAAAAGAGTGTTTCACCATCGTCCGCCAGCAATTGCTCGTATCTACGATCCATTCAGTATGACTGGTATGAGTTATAGCAACGTACTTACTGAAATGGGATTTAGTGCATATAGTCCTGCTACGCAATTCTTGATGACTCCAATTTTCGAAGATTTGGAACGTGTACAAGCTATAGAATTTAACGATATGGTTCGTAAAAGCGCTTATAGTTTTGAAATTCTAGGCAATAATAAGTTAAGAATATTTCCAATACCAACAGACAACTTTAGAGTTTATATAGATTACATCGTAGAAAGTGAACGAGACATAACAAACTTTTATAGCGGATCTCGTTACGAATATATTAGTGACCCAAGCGATGTGCCATATGAATACTGTACATATTGTAAAATAAATCAACCTGGTAAACAGTGGATCAAAAAATATTTTCTAGCACTTTGCAAAGAAACACTAGGTCGTATTTTACAAAAATATAGTACAGTTCCAATTCCAGGTGGTGAAGTTACTCTTGATGGTGCGGAATTACGCGCTGAAGCTAAAGAAGAAAAGGATGCTTTGCTTGAAAAATTGAGAGATATGTTGGAAAAAACGCTGAGAGTAAATCAGTTGGAAAACAAAGGCAAAGAAAGTGAAGAAATGCAAAAGATGCTTGCTAGAGTTCCATTGCATATTTATATAGGGGTTTGGGCGTTTTTACTAATATATATTAATATATGGACAAACATCAATGTGATATCTGTGGTTTAAAATATAAGAGTATCAGATCTTTATCAGTTCATATAAAATCTTCACATAAAATATCAACGGAAGAATATTATATAAAATATGTTAATATAAATAAAAGTGAATGTATTTCTTGTAAGTCAAAAACTAGGTTTGTATCTTTAGGGAACGGATATTCAAAATACTGCAGTATTAAGTGTTCAAAAATACATTATTATAGCGATGTGAATAATAGGATGTTTGTATCGGAAAAAACAAAAATCGCTATGAAAAATCCTATTGTTAAAGAAAAAATGTCTAAGTTTTTTTCTAGAAAAAAGTCGAAGGAAACTTTAGAAAAAATGAGTATATCTAGTAAAAAAAGATTTGAAAATGAGAGTTTTAAAAAAAGGATATATACCAAAGAGAGAAATGAGAAAGTCTCAATAGCAAAAAAGAAATATTGGGATACACATCCAGAAGAGAAAAAACGTGTGGGTCAGATATGGAAAACGCTGAAAGAGAAAGACGAATCCAAATGGAGGGGAAATTTGTTAAGAGCATCTAGGTTGGGGTTTAAAAAAATATTTTCTCCTGCAGGAAACACATCGTTGGAGGAAAAATTGTATAAACAGTTGGAGTTAGAAAATATAAAGTATATACCACAATATGTTATAGATTATAAGGTATTCGACGCTTATTTGCCTGATTATAATTTAGTAATCGAGATTGATGGTATATTTTGGCATCCAAAATCGTTAGTGGAGTGTAAATATGAATTTCAAAAAACATCATATTTTAATGATTTGGAAAAACAAAATTTATTAAAACAAAAAGACATAAAATTGATACGAATTCGAGAAAATGAATTTCCTGATTCTATTATAAAACTTATAAATACATAATATTTTTATATTTATATGATATATGGCAGCACCCGTATCACCACAGTATCCAAAACAAAATCCGTCTTTTCCTCAGTATTGGACAAAAGGTAGAAAAGATATTGGAATTTATGGCACAAATTATTCGCCTGGTAGATATTTTTCACCAAGAGATGTCAATATGTTAAGTTCAGTAAACGCTGAATTAATTGGTGATATTATAGAATGTGTAGTTCAAGTATTTAAGATTGCGGCGTATGAAACCAATACAAATATTTATGGTGAAAGTAGCAGCGATAAAGGAAAAGTATTTTATCCTGGAATAGATTTGAGTTGTTTGGTTCAACGTGAAGATTTGAATGCGGATAATAGTCAAGGTTTTGGTCCTGATAGAAAACAAGATATTGTGTACAGATTTAGAGAACGTGATTGTATTACCACCAATTATTTTCCAGAAATTGGAGATCTTGTTTTGTATAATGAACGTTATTATGAAATTGATAATGTAATACAAGAACAATTCTTGGGTGGTCATCCTGATAAGTCTTGGAGTTTGATAGTTAATACTCACTATACAAGACTAAGCAAAATTAACCTAGTAGAAAGACAAACATAATTTATGGCTTGGGCACCTGATAATAAAGTTAATCCACCGCCAAATCCTATTGAAAACGCATCTGCTCAATCAGATGTTAAAAAGATATACAATAGAGCAAATGCGGTTCGCCGTGATACTGATAAAACAAAAAATTTCACGGTCACTTTACTTGATATAGATACAGCTATAATTGGTACTTTGGAAAACACACTAAAATTACAAGTGAGTGATAATGGAGAAACAATAAAAGTTCCAATCATATATGGCAATCCCGAAAGATGGTACGCTATGAAAAAATTTGGTCATATAAGAGA